TGAGGGGGTGGTGAGCGTACGCTCGTGAGGGTTCAAGTCCCTCCAACCGCACCAAGCTGATTAAATAAGGGCTTACAGGTAATTCTGTAAGCCCTTATTTTTGTTTGACATCATAAAGTCTTGCGTGGTCTGACATCATTTTGACATCAGAATATTTTAGAGATTCGTTCTACGATGTCATCTTCCATTTTAGGTGTCACATGTGAGTAGGTATCCATCGTTTCTTGAAATGATGCGTGCCCTAGACGTTCTTGTATGGCTTTCATATTGGCTCCATTTTCGATGAGAAGTGTGGCATGGGTATGTCTAGTACCATGCATAGTAAAAGCGGGCTTACCGATTAAACTGGCGTATTTCTTACATAGCTTGCTGACTTCATCAGGGCAGCGAGGAGCGCCTTTTATGCCAGGGAATACAAGGTTGTTATTAATCCAGTTCATGGTTTTAATTCTGCGCTTGTCTATGACTGTTTTATGCTTCATAAGCTCCTGGAGTGTTTCTGTATCAATGGCAATTATCCGTTTTGAGGATGTGGTCTTGGTTGTATTGGATATAACTGCCGTAGATCCGATTTTGAGGGCTGTTTGTGAAATGGATATAGTTGATTTTTTGAAATCGATATCCGACCATCGCAATCCTAATAATTCAGAGCGCCGCATACCTGTTGCAAATGCTAATTTAAATAGCGCATGATGTTCTGTATTTGATATATTGGATAAGAAGTCTTTTACTTCATCTGCAGCTAACGTTACCATATGCCGAACTTTAACCTGCTTTGGCCTATCTATGTTTTTCATATAGTTCTTAGGGATGATGTCATCTTTTACCGCCTGCTCTAATATGGAGCCTAGAATTGTCATGGTATATGATATAGTCCTTGATGACAATCCATCCATTGATTCAAAGACATACCGTAATGTATTAGGTTTAATTTCGGCTAACTTTACGCCACCGATTTTATCTCTGATATAGCGATTGATAATTCCTGTATAGCTTTGATATGTGGCAGGGGTTATAGTCTTTTCCTTTAGATTCAACCATATATTAATCCAGGTGTTTAATGAAATAGTATCATCGAAATTAGCACATGCTTGATTAGTATTTACGTATTTCTCCATAGCTTCTATGGCAGCTTTTCTGGTGGTGCCATAAAAGAATTTACGCTTACCGTTGATGGTTTTCGATACTTGGTATCGTCCATCAGCTCGTTTTTTAGCCATATCTTCAATCCTTATAATAAAAAAAGATGAGGTCTTGTTCCATAAGAACAAGACCTCATCTTTAGTTGCGGCTAAACCGCTTATAATGATTTTAGTTTGGGGCTAAACCCCTTTGTTCTTACATTATAGAATAGATGTTTAAAAAAATCAACAATTTTTGGAGTTTATTACAGTTTTACTTTATATTGTATAACGCTTTTATAACTGCTCGAATTTTATCAGTAGCCTGTTTATCTACTCGCATATCATATAGTGCATCTTTATGGCACCTAGGATTTTGTATGCGTATTTTACTTACAGTCCTAATTTGAGAGACGATAGCAACCGTGCCTGCGTTTAACCGTGAAACTTCTTCCATAATTATATTGTGTTTAGTAATTAGGGCATTCGCTTCATCTAGCTGTTTTTCAAAGCGTTTAACATCGCTAGCTGTTAACGTCTTTTTATCAGTAGTTTCGAATTCCTTCACGTAGTTTTCACCTTGGTCTAACATCTTGCCGGACCTATTCAGCAAGACTGTAAATAATTCTGTTCCCAAATATACATCTGATTTATATAATTTACTAGGGCTCTCTTTATTAGGCTTTAAAGACCTTAGAGGGACGACAGTGACTGTGCTGTTTTTAGCATTACTTGGTGCCAGTACTATAGCATAATGCAGGCCACCAAACTCAGACCCTATGCCGAAACCGAAGTCAACTTTAACTATATCGCCAGGTTTAAATTGTGGAAAATATTTCGGATTAAAAGTTTCTTCTTGCTTTATATATCTTAAATAATTTCGCAGCCAATAATAGAGTAGGGCCGCTTTATGTTGGTCTGCAGCTAGTATATTTTTTAAGAACGTACTTATGCTACTCGCAAGCTCGGCTATTTTCGACAATAAAGCCCCTTTGTTTTCTGGCTTTTTTAGATCCATACAAAACCTCCTTTGTTATACACTTTATGTTCTACTTTATAATACCGATACATAATGATGATAAAAGTCGATATTTTCTAATTCCGAATCATCTATATGTGACCTACGAACCATTTGTTCGACAAGGTTCACGTGTTCATCTAAGTAAAAATCATCATTAATAATATGCATTAATTCATGTTTAATTTCCTCTCTCATGCGATCATGAGGGAGGTTTTTGTTTATGTAGATGTTATGAGTATCTACATCTTCACATTCCTCTGACACAGCATTGGCATGTGGCAAGTCGCAGTAAATCAAATTTACAACCAACGATAACACTCTCCCTTGTGTATATTATTTGTGTTTAGATTTTAAGAACTCTATGTATTTGACTGTTTCTTCCATCTCCTCTGTAGACATATCTTTTGCAGCAGAAAAAAGCATGCGTGCACCTGGTCTAGTGCGTAAGTACTCCGCGAACTCTGCTGCTTCAGGGTCTGTGTAGTAGCCTTTAGTATCTTTATGGTCTGTTAATTGTTGGGAATCAGTCCAACCCATTAAATATGCAGGTGTAGTATTAAGAGCTTTAGCTAATGGTTCAAGTACATCAATTGGCATGTTTTCGATATCACCATTTTCATATCTATATATAGTAGCTCTATTTTTATTTAACAACTTAGCTAATGCATCAGCTGTATACCCTAATTCTAATCTTCTTTGTTTTATACGTTCTCCGATTCTCATAGGATTCCTCACTTTCTAGTTGATTACATAATACAATACAGTTCGCAAAAATGCAACAATTTTTCTTAAAATATTTATAAAATCGCATAAAATGCGAAAATTATTGTTGACATGCATTGCTCTATGGGGTAATATCAAATCACAAGAAGTCGCATAAAGGCGACTATAAAGGAGGTGAGATTTATGAACACTAGAAAATTAAAAGCAAAATTAGTAGAAAAAGATGTATCTATTGCAGATTTAGCAACCATATTAAATGTTGATAAATCAACTGTATACAGGAAGCTTAACAGGGCGGGAGAGGCTTTTACAGTTAGCGATGTAGATAAAATCGCTAAAGCATTATACTTAACTTATAACGATATCAATGAAATTTTTTTTACCAATATAGTCGCATAATATGCGACTTGTAAAGCAAGTAAATAACAATGGAAGGAGATTATCATGACAGAAAATACAATACTGAATACGGATATGTTTACAAAAATAGTTATTAAAAACGAAGATGACGATACAGTAGTCGCCGTTATTACTGCTGATGATGTTGAACCGGCGCCGCATTATATTGCTGTATTAACTCCTAAGTATAAGTAGCCTTTTAGTGAATGAAAGATGGGAGATGAAAATATGGAGTTTGTCATCGGATATATTATAGGGCTCGTGCTGACAGGAATTTTGATTATTGTAGTTGCTGGACGTGGGTTTTAATCCGTCAACAAAGTTAATGGCGGTAGAGAGGAGACACTAAATGAAAGCAGTAGAAGATCGCATTACAAAAGAGCGCAAAGAACTAGCATTAGCAGCTAGACCATTAGTGGAATGGGTAAGAAAAAACGGCACACCTCATACGACGATATTGGTGACAGACACTTTTGTGAATGTGTGCAATACCGAAATTGGCGTGCCGATAGATGATTAGTCATCTAATTTTGCGTTGTGGTTTATGGACTAAATGCTGATGCACAAATTTCCCTTTTGAAGATGCATTCAAAAAAGATTGAAATAAACTTTCACTACAGCCGAAGTATTGGTATACGGATCCATTTTTGAACCGTACTTGAATGATGCCATCTTCATAGCCAATGGCGGAAACATTTGAAGATGATACATTTATCATTTCCACAATAATCACCTCCCTTCAAAGTGATTATATCAAAATATTATTTTTTTTACAGAAGGAGGAAATAATGGATAGAAGCAAACTCTGCATCACAGTTGATGAAGCTGCTGAATTGGCTAGTGTAGCACCTGCTGTCATTCGCCAATGGGCGGAAGACTTTGATTTTCCGTCCATGAAAATTGGACAGCGTGGCGGTAAACGCTTAATTCATTTAGATTCGTTTAATGTCTGGTTAGCGAAAAGATGCCAGGCAAGAATAGGAGAGTGAAAGATGAATAAATTTATTATGATAGCGTCCCTTATAATGTTCGGGTTGCTAGAGGGTTCAGATGTACAAGGCTACATCATACCTGATCTAGTAATGGCCGTAGGGATATTATGGGCGAGCGCCATGTTGCTATATGTAGTTAAACATGGAGGTGAATAATGGAAACATTGATGCAAGCATTATTTTTGGCTGTATTCATTCTGGTTAGTTGCATGATATTTGTTTCTCTATTTGCATTGATGCCCTTTTGGTTCTAGGAGGTGATATATGAAGCGTGTTAATTGTACAAAATGTGGCGTAAGGATTATCCCATATACCTATAGCTATATATTCGATGAAGTAAATCGAAAAGCTATTAGAGTGTGTAAGAGATGCCATGATGAGCACATTAAAAATAAATGTAAAAAAGCCCGTACTCACGGCAATGAGATACGAGCTCTAGTTAAATAACCAAGTTAATTGTAACACATTAAGTCGTTACTAAAAAGGAGGTATTATGCCTGAACTTGTAGCAAAGAAAAAATCAAAACCAGCTATAAATACATTTGATTTTAGCTTCTTTGAAAAACATAACGGTAAACATGATAGAGCTATGAAAGTTGCTATTGTTACATGTAAGAGCTATATCAAATTATCAATGATGGCCTATCGGAAAATTAAAGGCCCAGAGTATTTCAAGGTCGGTATTGATATTAACAACAGAGTAATATGTGTATCCCCTGCAGTGGAGACCGAACCATTTGTGATTAAACCGACGGCGAGTCAGATTGAACGCAGATGCATTTTTATTACTCAAAAGCGAGCTGTCATTGATAAGTTGATAAAACTAGGAATGCCAAAAGTTGTAGAAGGTCAACTAGTTGATGGAGAATTAATATTTCAATTCTAAAGGAGATTAAATCATGGAAAATCAAAATATCTTAACTATTAAATTTAATACATTGGATGATCTAGCAGTGCAAGTAGCAGATTGGAATGAACGATTAAATCATCAATGCCAAGGCCAATGTATGTCGGAAAAGCCAATTGTTAAAGTAACGTCAGGCACCAGTCTTGAACTAGCAGAAAGTAAACTCGAGGATACATTCAAGAAAGCAATTCAAAAGAGTAGTAAAAAGATTGCAGAAGGTATAAATCAACTTGAAGCTGAAGGTTGTAAGGTAGAAATCTTAGAAAATGAAGTGCCAGCGCCTGCAGATGATGTTCCTGTAACAGATTTCGAAGGTAAGCCAACAAAAACTAAAAAAGAAGAAAAGGTTGAGCCGGTAACAGAATCGGTTGTAGAACCTGCTCCTGCAGAAACACCAACTGAGGAACCAGCTACTATTGAAACGCCGGAACAGGATGCAGTATTAGATGTGACTGATGAACCGGTAGATAAAAAAGCATTCTATAAAGAATTCCGTGAATGGATGGGTGAGGATGGCGTAAAAGCAAAAAAAGCACTTGCAATTTTTGGCAAGCACGGTGTTACTCGTCCATCCAGTGACTCATTAACAGATGATCTTATCACTGATTTGAAATCTATCATGGCAGGGGAGGAATAATATGTCTAAACAACAATTTAAAGCACAAGCTGATATCTGTAAAAAGGCATTGGATACATTACATAAAGCAATTGAACTTGACCCTGTTAATGTCGAGGAATACGAAGCTGGTATCGCGTATACCGAGGGTGTCATGAAAGCATCCAATGCTATTGTAAAGGCTTGTGAAATCGTAGAACCTACTAAAAAGCAAAAGGAAGAGCCTAAAGCGGAGGAAGCTGAAATTAAAAGCAAGAAAGCAAAGACTACGGCTAAAAAGTCTAAGTCTAAAGAAGAACCAGCGCCAGTGGTAGAAGTAGAGTCTGCACCTGTTGAAGAGAAGGAAGCAGAAGACCTATTCGCTATGTTTGGTGATTAAAGGGGGTATTCACTGTGGAGATTGTATCCAGTACCTATATTCACAAAATGTTCGATAGCGTAATCCTAGAGGCTCCTTACGGTGCGGAGTATACAACTATCTACCATATCGACTGTGGGTTTACGTTTGGAGGTAGCTGGCAACGTAGATATTCATATCAAAATGGATATGTTACCGGTTCAAAATACTATACCTGTCCAAATTGTCGAGCTTCCTCTAATCCGTATGATCATAAAATTTACTTTTCTATAAACGATGAGAGCGTATACCCTGTATCGACCTATGTTGAGGTTATCAATTACAAGCATTTCCTGGATTTGAAGATTCGATATCAAGCTATCCAGCTTTTCTTTGATGGCAAAAAAAATGACTTAGGGATGTGTACAGAAACATTACGATTTGACTTCAAAAAGCGTAAGGCGACATTTATTGATAGATTTAGAATCCATCATGAATTGACTGTTGATTATATCCGTGAAAACGAGATTATGCCGGTACTGAAATTCTTTGGCGATTCATACGCCATGACAGATTTTAACCGGAAGTATTTAAACAAAACATTTAAGACGTTACGTCTAATGTTTGAAAAACGGTTGAAGGAAACTTACGGATATGGAACAAAGGATGTATATGTAGCACCTGGCGCTACAGAAGAAAACGGCTACCATTTTACGATGCTACTCAATATGATTCTGAAGCTATCGGCACCTGATATGCCTAGTATTGTTAGCTTAATGAAACAATATATGTATTGGACTAATGCTTACTGCTTATATCGATATACAAATATTCCTTTTGATGACGATGTGTTAGTGGCTACAAGAAAAGGTATGAACTTTCAAGCAGCGCTTAGACAATCATATAAGGCTCCTAACAGTAGAGCCTTGCGAAAACGTATGGTTGATGATCCGTTAAGCGTATACATGTCAGATGTATTAAATCTATTTAGTGATGAAAATTGCAGGCGCACTATTCTTACATTAAAGCGTACTAGAGCTAATGACACAGATCCATATTTTGGTAAAGCTCATAATGCTAATGATGTACGTAAGGCGATGAGGCTAAAAAGCCCACATGCAACGTTTATGTGGCAACAACTAATTAAACGGTGCGGTGAACCTACTATATTGCGATGGCTACTAAGTGAGAATATTCGTGATATAGAAGACTGTGTGGATATGCATGCAAAACTCGAACCAAAATATCAAGAGGCATTATGGAAGAAACGATTCAAGTTGAAGAACTTCCATGACGAAGTAATCAACATATTCAACAAGCAGGAATATGGAGATGTAATATTGCCTGCTCAACCTCAATTACAAGCTGATATGAATGGGATGCACTTTATGGTGCCAAAGACTGCAGCTGATTTAATGACATATGGAAAGCGATTGAAGAACTGTGTAGGTTCATATCGTGACCGTGTTATTCAAGGGCAAGCAGCGATTGTGGTTGTCACGGATGATGACATGAATCCTATTGCATGCTTAGAACTAGCCACTGGTAATAAGGTTAAAAAGGGTCAACCTAAATTTAATCATCTAGTACAAGCGAAGTTATTCGCGAATGCACAACTAAAAAAAGACAATAAAATTCACTCTACAGTGATGAAATGGGCCAATCGTTTAAAAATCGAACCTCATACCATTGATGTGGACGCTAATGTTGTATAGGAGATCACTATGAAACTCACAAAATTAGAATTACTAAATTTTAAAGGCTTGAAAGCCTTTACTATAAATTTCAACGGTGATGTTATTATCCGTGGGGATAATGCTACCGGCAAGACGACTGTATTTGACTCCGTATGTTGGTTGCTATTTGGCAAAGATAGCCTGGATAGAGCTGATTTTGAAATTAAAACTATTGAAGCTGGTGAACCTATCCCTAAAGTTAATCACGAAGTCACAGGCACTTTTACATTGGATGAAGGAGGCACTGTTGAATTAAAGCGGGTGTACCGGGAGAAGTACTCATCTCCTCGTGGTGGTGAAGTAACAATGACAGGTCATACGACAGATTATTTTGTCGATGGCGTTCCTAAAAAAGAAAAGGAATATAAGGAAATTGTAAATTCTCTCATCGACGAGAATATATTTAAGTTGATTACGAACCCTCTATATTTTAATGAGACATACTCCTGGCAGAATCGCAGGGAGCTCCTCCTTGAAATGTGCGGAGATATATCAGATGAGGATGTTATTGCAGAATATAGTGAGCTAAAAGCATTGACTGATATCTTATCCGGCCATAGTGTAGACGATCATCGAAAGGTAGTAGCTGCTAAGAAAACCGCCATCAATAAAGAGCTGGATATGATTCCAGTTCGAATTGATGAGGCCTTGCGCGGGAAACCTACCATTGATACTCCTCGAGACGTTCTTATTCAGGAGATTAGCTTAGCAACTACAACGCTAGAAACTCTAGAGGCGGACAAAGCATTATTAGTGAATGGACATGCGGTTGTTGATACTAGAGCGGAGCTTAGAGATGTACAACGTCGATTGATGGCTCGTGAAAGTGAACTGCAGATGGAATATAAAAAACAATCTGCATTAAAGTCGAATGAATACGATATGGTTGTATCTGAACTTAACAATCTATCTTCTAAGGTTGAGAACACTAAGCATCGTCTTAATACATCCAATAGGGATATTCAGCGTATCGAGAGCGTTATTAACGAGCTAATGCATCAACGTCAGCAGGTCAACGAGGATGCATTTGTAATGGATATCGATGAGAATTGTCCGACATGTGGACAAAAGCTTCCTGCAGAGCAAATTCAAGTCGCGCGTGAAAAAGCTGAAACGAATTTTAATCTTAGAAAATCTAAGCGATTAGAAGAAATTAATCAGTCTATTGAACTGAAGCAACAAGACATTGAGAATATTAAAAAGAGAGATGCCAGCTTAGAGCCTGTTGAAACATTAGAGGCCCTTATTAAGGCGAAAGAACTCGTCAAACAAACAATAACTGATGAGATTGGAACGCTAACAGCGCCGGTACTTGATGATGATTCTATATATGCTGATTTAAAAACAGAAGAGTTTATGTTGCAGATGAAACTCGATGAATCTAACACTGATCACTCTGAAGAGCTTGCAGACATAGACAAACGTATTGCTGCAACGAAAGAACACCGCATTAACCTTGAAACTGAATTGAATAAATACGAAGAGGCTAAACGGATTGATACTCGTGTAGCAGAGCTAGAAAGTCAACAGGCTGAATTAGCAGCAGAAAAATCAAAGCTCGATGAAGCATCTTATTTGATGGATGAATTCATTAAAGCAAAAGTGAATATGCTAGAGGATGTCATTAACTCGAGATTCAAGTTAGCGCGATTCAAGATGTTTAATGTTATGTTGAACGGCAACGTTGAGGAATGTTGCGAAACCACCTATAAAGGGGTTCCGTATCGCAGCATGAATAACGCTGCACGTATTAATATAGGCCTTGATATCATTAACGCACTAACTAGCTATTTTAAAGTAAACGCTCCGGTGTTTATTGATAACGCTGAAGCGGTGACTGAGTTTGTTCCTGTAAATAGTCAAACCATTAAGCTCATTGTTGATGAATCAGAACCACAATTAGTGGTTAAGGAGGTGTAGATATGGACGAATTGCAAGTTTTCAATAACATTTCTTTTGGGCAAGTTAGAGTCCAGGAGTTAGACAATGAAGTATGGTTTGTAGCAAAAGATGTATGCGAATGTTTAGGGATTAATGATACGTCTAAAGCTGTAGGGCGTTTAGATGAAGATGAAAAGGGTACGAATTCAATTCCTACCCCTGGAGGCAATCAGAATTTATTGACTGTAAATGAATATGGGCTATATAGCTTGGTGCTTTCAAGTCGAAAACCTGAAGCCAAAGAATTCAAACGTTGGATTACGCATGATGTAATCCCTGCTATTAGAAAAACCGGTTCTTATTCTATGGTGATTCCTCAGACATTGCCTGAAGCTCTTAGAGCATATGCCGATGAGGTAGAATCACATAATGCAACGAAAGCCATTGTAGCACAACAAGAACAGCAGATTGCGGAGTTTAAACCCGTTAAGGATTACGTAGATAAAATTCTCTCAAGTAAATCCTGTTTAGCGATTACTCAAATTGCAGCTGACTATGGTCTTAGTGCTCAAGAGTTAAATAAAATTTTGCATGAAGCTGGTCTACAACGTAAGGTCGGTGATCAATGGATTCTGTACAAGCAACATATGGCTAAAGGTTTTACTAAATCAGAAACCTTTACATTCTGCAGAAGTGATGGGCGCTTAGATTCTAAAATCACGACTAAGTGGACGCAAAAAGGGCGCTTAGAAATTCATAGTATCTTAACTAAATTAAACATACACGCTGTATGTGAAGACGTAGCATAGGAGGCACACAATGGGAGAAATTGCGAAAGCACAAACACAATTACAAACTCAATCATTGAAGACTTTAGTATCGAGCGAGTCTATAAAAAAACGATTCAATGAAATACTAGGGAAGAAGTCAGCAGCATTTGTATCTAGTTTGATTTCTGTTTCTAATAACAATGAACTCTTAACTAAGGCAGACCCTACGACTGTAGTTACTGCTGGTATTATGGCAGCTACACTAGACCTTCCTATTAATCAAAATTTAGGCTTCGCTTATATTGTTCCATTTTATAATGGCAAAAAGAAAATTTATGAAGCCCAATTTCAAATGGGATACAAAGGGTATATTCAGCTAGCCATTAGAGCTGGCAAATACAAAAAGATTAATGCCATTAAAATCTATGAAGGTGAAATAAAGAAACGGAATCGACTAACAGGTGAATTCGAATTAGGGGACCCTACCGGGGATGATGTTGTTGGATATATGGCCTATTTCCGATTAGAGAATGGGTATGAACAATACCTATACATGACTAAAGAAGAAATGGAAGCACATGCTAAAAAGTACTCTCAAACTTATAAAAAAGGTTTTGGACTTTGGAAAACTGACTTTGATGCGATGGCTATTAAAACCGTACTTAAACAGTTGCTAAGCAAATATGGTATTTTGTCTGTTGAAATGCAGAATATGGCGAACGCTCTCGCTTCAGATGGCGCTGTTATTCGCGATAATGATGGTGAACTCACACCTGATTTTGAAGGAGAAACCATCGACGTTCAATCTGATGTGGCTGAAACTATTGCTAATAACGCAAATTCAGAAACGATTGATATTGAACCTACTCCTACAAGTGAATTCGTAGATCCTGAAACAGGCGAAGTCGTCCATATGTTTGGTGATTAATTGTGATTAGTATTCAAGCATTCGGTAGTAGCTCAAAAGGGAACTGCTACCGAATCAAAACCTCAACTAATGGGGATGAATTATTACTAGATGCAGGATTAGCATTTAAAGACATACAGCGCTATTGTCGATTTAATTTTGTGCATCTATGCGGTGTATTAGTGACTCATCAACATGGCGACCATTGCAAGGCCGTACCTGACTTATTAAAACTCGGACATCGCGTGTACATGCTAAAAGACACGGCTGAGGCTATCTATGTTGCCGGACATCATAAAGTGGTTTATATAACGCCTAAGATTCAATTTTCTGTTGGTAATTTTACTATCTTACCATTCGAATTAGAGCATGATGTTCCGAATGTTGGGTTTTTAATTTCCGATGGTGAAGAGAAACTCTTATATATTACCGACACCTATTATTGCCGGTACACATTTAAAGATGTGAATCATATCATGGTCGAGTGTAATCATTCATATGAAATCCTAAACCAACGCGTTGACGATGGATGCCTACATGAGAAACGTATGGAACGATTAATTCAATCCCATTTTTCGTTAGAGAATGTTATTAAATTTCTAAAGTCTATGGACCTTACCAAGTGCCAGGACATTCGTCTACTTCATTTATCTGATGAAAACTCCGATGCAGCTTTGTTTAAACAAGCTGTTGAAGCCGCTACCGGTAAATATGTAGTCGTAGAACAAGAAAGGAGTCCATTATGATTGTTAAATCGATTCAAATTACAGATAACGATATCAATATCGCCTATCAGAAACCATCTGCTACAGGCTTGACAGATGTCTTTACCATTAAATCTAAAGATGATCCACGACCTGAACTTATGCAAGCTTTCAGCCGACTACAGGCTATTATGAAAAAGAACTTTGAATTCCTGGAGGAGTTTAACATCCCGTTTGTCGTACGGTCATTCAAGTTTAAATATGGCGTTATCGAGGATGTGGTGGAGAAAGTCAGCGTTGAAGGCATTATACAAGATGCAAACTCTACTGATGAACTGAAATTCAAAACTGATTGGTTGCCGGTAGAGTATGCAGATCGTACATTTGCTATTTCAGTGCAAGACTTAATTGATGAATGTGTAAGGTTTATTGCTGGTAAGTAAACGTGCACAAGGTGCTTTATTTGCAGACGAGGAGTAATAGATGGCTAAGGATGTATATTACTTCAGCCACGATGTAAATGCCAGTAATGATCCTAAGATAGTAGCAATGGAATCGCAGTTCGGAGTTATTTCATATGCGTGGTGGTGGAAATTAATTGAAAAGCTAGCTTCATCTGATGACTATAAATTGCCTTTCAAGAAATATACATTCATCGCTCTTGATAAAGAATTAGGAATTCTGAACGAAAACGAACGACCGTTCAACGAAAACGAACGACCGTTCAACGAAAACGAACATAACTTTTTTTGTTCGAACGAGTCGTTTTTGTTCATAAATTCGTTAATTTATGATTTTGAATTGCTTGAGTGTGATGACGAGTATTTTTGGTCTCCTAGTTTAATTCGTAGACAAGAAGAACGAAGAAGTAAATTTGAAAAAAAGCAGGAACAGCGTAGGCTCGCAGGCATTAAAAGTGGTGAAGCTCGTAGAAAAAAGGAACAAAATCGAACGGTCGTTCAACGAACTTCAACGGTCGTTGAACAAAACGAACAAAAGGAAAGGAAAGGAAAGGAAATTAATAATATAGAGAGAGATATGCGCGCGCGCGAAGATGAAAATCCTCTATCTATGTTTGATGATGATGAAACAAAAAATAAACCCATTTACGATTTGTACATGAAGGCAATCGGAGATGTATCACCTGTCATTAAAGACCGGTTAGATGATCTGGTTGAGTCTTATGGCAAAGAACGAGTCATTGTTGCTATTAATACCACAGCTGATAATGGCGGTAATAGTATCAAGTATGTTGAAACTGTCACGGCAGGGAATCTAAAGAAGGAGGTGCAAAAAGATTTTGGAGCAAGTAAACATAACGGAAATGCTAGAAACGTTTCTCGAAAAAAGGAAGAAGTCGACTGGCAAGCAGAATACGAGAGAGTCCATGGTAAAGGATGAGTTCTTTTATCCTGTTTATGATGAGCCTGTAGTGATTAAGAGTGATGTCAATGGGGACTATGCTGCTGTTGGTATCCCTCGGCGATACTATGACATGGATTTTGAGTGGTTACGTAAACATGGCAGCTTTCCTAAAGAAAATTCAGAAGCATATGCTGTAGTAAAACATTATGTGGATAACTTAGAGGCAAATCTTAAAAGTGGCAAAGGATTGATTTTAAGGGGCCCTGCTGGCACTGGAAAGACTTCTATAGCAGTTAGTATTCTGAAAGAGGTTCTAGCGCTAAACCGGGGCTGTATGATGATTTCTATGCCTAGTCTATTGGACATTATGCTCACATTATCTAGGGGTGATAGAGTTGCGTTTTTAAATTATGAACAAAAGCTCAGGAATATTCCGCTGTTGCTGTTAGATGATTTTGGAGCGGAGTATTCTAAATCTGATTGGGTGCACACAAAAGTTGAAAGCATTATTATTGGCCGATACCATGATATGAAGCCAGTTATACTGACAACTAATTATAATAACGACCAAACAAAAGACCATTATAGCGAACGAGTGATTGATAGATTACGTGGCAAAGATTATGAAGAGGCTATATTTTGGGGAGACTCGCACCGATGAAGATTATCCTACGTTGTCAGTTTCGATTTAGAAAGAAAACCCATGATAGATTCCCAACACTGAATGAGTACATTGACTGTGAGCGTGGTTCGACAATTGCTGCGGCAGCAATGAAGAAAAAATGCACAGAGCAGGTAAGGGTGCAATGCATCGAGCAAAGCATACCTCCTGTTGCTGGCAAGGTAGACTTATTGTTTGAATGGCATTCATCAACTAGACATGATCCGGATAATGTGGATTTTGCCAAGAAGTTTATTTTAGATGGATTGCAATTAGCTGGTGTACTAGAAAACGATAACAGGAAATTCATAGGAACGATGGCCGATGAAATCATAACTGATACAGAAAATTATGTGATTCTACATCTTTCAGAGCATATGAGTATATTCCTGTAGTAATAAATGCCTCTAGGATTGAAATATTGGTGCCTAGACGGCGTTTTAAAATATTATGCAATAAAAACCATTACGAGCTATTTTTAAACGAACGGAGAGCGAATGAGGAAAAGATTAGTATATGTGGCTCATCCTTATGGGGGTGAGAAGAGCAACAAAGAAAAAATAGATATGATTATGAGTGAGTTGGTGTTAAGTGATACAAATCATGATTATGTATCGCCAATTCACAATTACGGATTTATGTATTTAACTGGTGATGATTACCAGAAGGGCTTAGACATATGTTTAGGCCTACTGAATCATTGTGACGTGTTAATATTGTGTCCTGGTTGGGAAAATAGCCGGGGGTGCAATGGTGAGTACGAATATGCTCAAAAGCATGGTAAGGCGATATTCACGTTAGATGAATGGAAAGCCATGAACATAATTTAATTTTTGGTTAGATACTTCTTTTGAAGTTGGTAAACACACAATTCGGACTAAACTACAAATTAAAAAGGGGGAGATGTATTTGAATGAATACGAAATTGAAAAAATCACTAGGTTGGCCACTGAGGTGGCCACAAAAACCTACTATGAATTAGCCAAGAAAGAAAATGCACAGTTAGGTCGTAAACTTCGACACAACACGATCAAGCTGCTTAAGCATTATAGTCAGTTACAGTCATACGTAGACAATGCTATCACGGATTCGACACAAGCCGAGGATATATGGCTCAATGAACTGTTAATTGATATGTTTGACGATAAAAGCATTGTGAAAGTAAATGCGATTGTTAAATCTAAAGAAAAAACAGCATTGATGATGCGACATGTAAATAACATGCTCGATATCTATGCTGAAAAGTGTAGCGCAAAGCAATTTAAGTATTGTGAGTGTATGCGCAGGTATTATATTGATGGAGAAACATTAGAAGAGATTGCAGAATCATTCCCTGAAAAGCCCGATGTGCGTACTATTCATAGGTATGTTGCAAGGGGAATAGAAGAACTATCTGTACTTCTATGGGGCGTGATTGGGCTTAATACAAAATTGTCATAAAACTGTCATAGACATGTCATTCTTGACAATTTATAATGATAGTGTGAGTTAATAGGGAAACAAATTAATCTCTCTCGACAAAGTGAATACCTAGAACACTAAAGCAAAAAGACCGCTTAATCTATACGATTGGGCGGTCTTTTTGTATCCAAATTTTAAGAAAGTGAGGTGAATACGATTGACTGATGTGTATTGTGAAAAGAGACGATGCCTAAATAATGTTAAAGGTTGGTGCAAGGCTAATGGAATTCATATTGATCATATGTGTAAGTCGTATGCACCATCTCATTCGTTAGTAAAAACAAAAACCGCAAAGGTACATAAGGAATGCGGTAAATATAAGCAGAATAAAGGAGTGCTGAAATAATGGCAGATAACATTACGATACATTGCGCGTATACAGATTTGGTAGATATTGCTTCAGTTATTCCTAATCCTAGAAATCCTAACCACCATAGTGATAAGCAAGTAGAGTTGTTAGCCAAAGTGATAAAAGCACAAGGTTGGCGAGCTCCGATTACGGTGAGTAACCGTTCTGGGTTTATTGTAAGAGGCCATGGGCGGTTAATGGCTGCACAATTATTAGGACTAGATACTGTTCCAATTGATCGGCAGGATTATGAAAGCGAAGCTGCAGAGTATGCAGACCTGATTGCAGACAATAGAATCGCCGAATTATCAGATATCGATAATACCTTATTAGGAGAGTTATTAGCTGATACGGGAGATTTTGCTGAGTTTACAGGTTATTCTGACGATGATATAGCTAGCCTATTAAACCAGGTAATGGCAGATGAAGTTCATGAGGATGATTTTGATGCAGAAGAAGCTATCAAATCAATTAAAGAACCTATGACAAAGTTCGGTGATGTATGGATGCTAGGTGAGCATATGTTATTGTGTGGCGACTCAACAAAGACAGAATCTCTTGATTGTCTACTGGGGGGGGACGTTGTTGATATGGTATTTACAGACCCACCGTATAACGTGGCTTATGAGGGAGGTACAAAGGAAGCTCTTACCATTCAAAACGATAATATGTCAGATGCTGAATTTGATATATTTCTTGATGATGTATTCGCTTTGGTTAACAAAGCATTAAAACCTGGTGGAGCGTTTTATATCTGTCACTCTGATAGCTGTGGTGGTCAATTTAGACGTGCGATTCGAGATAATGATTTACTTATCAAACAATGCCTGATTTGGGTTAAGAATACATTTGTAATGGGGCGCCAAGATTACCAGTGGAAACACGAACCAATTCTATATGGATGGAAACCTGGTGCTAGTCATAAGTTTTATGGTGGCAGAAAACAGTCTACTGTGATTGATGACAATCTTCCTCTTGAAATCGAAAAAGATGGAAATGACTATATTCTTCATTTTTCTAATGAAACGGACCATATTGTAGTAAGAGTGCCTGGGTATGAAATAGAAGTTAATAATGGTACTGAATGTGATTCTATATGGCGATTTAATAAGCCATTAAGAAATGGTGAACATCCGACGATGAAACCGATTGCATTATGTGCACAGGGAATTAAGAACTCATCAAAACCTGGAGAACTTGTATTCGAACCGTTTGGTGGCTCAGGGTCTACTTTGATTGCCTGCGAACAAACAAAGCGCAGATGTAGATGCATTGAATTAGACACTAAATACTGTGATGTAATAGTAAAACGATATATCGAATTTATTGGAAGTAATAAAAATGTATATGTGATTAGAAATGGGCAACGCTTAGAATTTTCTGAGGTTGCCCAATAGTTTTTGTAAACAACATGAATTGAGTGAGGTGGTGCTGCCATGTGACGACACATCAGCAAGCGCACAAGGACTACCTAAATGGCATGAAGTATAAGGATATTGCCGATAAGTATGGGGTGTCATTGGCGACTGTTAAATCGTGGAAGACACGCTATGGGTGGTTCCGCGATACATCAAAAAAAAGTATGCATACAAAAAATAAAAGTACGCATACTAGAAAACGAGGAGGCCAGCCTGGTAATCATAATGCATTATATAATGCTGGCGGTGCGCCTAAACAAAATCAAAATGCTGTTAAGCACGGATTACTAGCGAAATATTTACCAAAAGAAACTTTAGACATTGTGATGGAAGTCGAGGAATCAAGCCCTATTGATATTCTATATATGAACATAAAAGTTCAATTTGCACGTATTATCAGAGCACAAAAGCTGATGTATGTTGAGGGAATAGAAGACCATACACGGGTCACTGAAAACAGGACAGAGGTTACTATTGACCCTGCTAAAGGGACCAGTCGTTCTGTTACTAAAACAGATAAGGTCATTTCTTCGGTAGACAAAGAAGTAGTATTTATGAAGGCCCAATCAGTGGCAATGGCCACTTTAACTAAAATGATTCAGCAGTACGACGTTATGTGTCGCAGTCCGCTAGCTACAGACGAACAACGAGCAAGAATTGATAAGATTCGCGCTGAAGTTGCCAATATTTCTATGGGGAATCGGACGATTGATGTTAATGTAAATCACAATCCATTAGCTGGCTTAAGTACTGAAGAAATAAGAAAAGTTATTGAAAAAGAGGATAGATAATATGGAATTCACACCGGCTGTTGTACAGGAGTTCAAATATGAACTTGCGAGACGTGAATTCTTTTATTTTTGCCATCTATTAGAGGGTGACTTTTATGAATACGACCGTCAATATTTAGTTGATTTGTGCGATGCATTACAAGATTTTTATGAGGGCGATATCTACAATGTTCTTATTCTTAATTTACCGCCACGGCATGGGAAGAGCCGCACAGCCCAGAACCTGTCAAAATGGGTACTTGGTAAAAACCACAAAGAAAAGGTGATGACTGGATCTTACAATGCGACTTTATCCAAGACATTTGCCAAGGGAGTGCGAAATGCAATCAAGGAAGTTAAAGCTGATGAGAATATAACCGTTTTCTCAGATGTATTCCCTGGAGTTGAAATCAAAGAGGGCGATGGAGCAGCTCACATGTGGTCTTTGAAGGATGGCTATAATAGCTATTTGGCTACATCCCCTGACGGTTCATCTACAGGTTTTGGTGCAACGCTCTTAATAATTGACGACATCATTAAAAACGCTGAAGAAGCCTATAATGAAAACGTCAAAGAGTCTCATTGGAGTTGGTTTACAAATACAATGCTCTCTCGATTAGAAGAGGGAGGGAAGATTATTATAATCATGACACGATGGGCTTCAGATGATTTGGCCGGGCGTGCAATCGAGCATTTCAAAGATGATCCTAAGTTCAAATCTAAAGTGATTATGATGAAAGCGGTTCAGGAGGATGGCAGTATGCTGTGCTCGGATGTACTATCAAAAGATAGTTATCTATCTAAAATTAGAGCAATGGGCGAGGATATTGCATCAGCCAATTACCAACAAGAGCCTATTGATGTCAAAGGTAGGCTATACTCTTATTTCAGTACATATGAGGATGTTCCTAGGGATGATAAAGGATATCCACTATTCTCTGCAGTGAAGGCTTATGTGGATTCTGCAGATACTGGCGACGACTTCTTATGCGCTATTGTGTATGGAGTATATAAAGACTACGCATATGTGTTAGATGTATTGTATACAGATGCGCCTATGGAAATTACTGAAGAACAAACTGCAGATTTAATAAATCAAAATAGTGTAAATATTGCTGATATAGAGTCTAATAATGGTGGACGTGGTTTTGCTAGAAATGTTAAAAGGATACTAAAAGAAAAGTATCCAGGTAATCGGACAAAGATTACTGCATTTCATCAAAGTAAGAATAAGGAAGCTAGAATATTATCAAATTCAACACAAGTTATGGATTATGTTTTATTCCCAGTTAACTTTAAGGACCGCTGGCCTGAATACTATACATCAATGTATAAGTATCAACGCAAAGGTAAAAATGCACATGATGATGCTCAAGACGCAACGACAGGCGTTGTTGAACGTTTGAATGCGCCTGTTATTAAATCCATCAATTCTGATATTTATTAGGAGGAACTTCATTACATGTTTATTACAAACGAACAGAAGTATGCATACCAGTTATTACATGATGCGTACTATGGGTCCGGGTTATTCTCTTTAGGTCGTGGTTTAAAACAGCATCCAAGAGAAAGCATAGACAATTATAATTTCCGTAAAAAGTTATCAAGCTATTCTAATCATACCGCAGCGATTATTAATGCGAATGTAGACCCTATCTTTAATGATGAAATTAGGAGAGAGTATAAAGAGACGGCTAAATTCAAAGTGTTTTTAAAAGATGCAGATCGATTAGGCACATCGTTACAAGAATACATTCAACAACAAGCTCTGATTGCAAAAATGTACGGTGTTGTGTATGTCATCGTTAACAATGAAGCAGAATTTGGCGAAAGTTTGGCTGATAATGTACGCGATAGACGGTTACCGTATTTAACTTCAGTTGAACCTAGTGATGTGACTGGTTGGAAACTGGATGACAAAGGTCGAATAATTAGATTCGAATATAGAACGATTGTTACTGATGATAATGGAGGTAGTTCAACAGTATATTATGAATGGACAGATACAAAATGGACTATTCGTGATAAAGGGCGAGGCATTATTAATGAAGGTGAACATGGGTTAGGACGTGTCCCTGTAGTGCAATGGTTTGGTCGTAGCACTAAGAAAACAACTATATTACCGCATCCAGAGTTCTATTCGTTAGCACAAAAGAACTATAGAGTTTATCATCTTGATAGTTTATTGACACAGATTTTGAACTCTCAAACATTTTCTACTTTAACAATGCCATCCGATGAAGGTATAGAAGATTTAACCTTGGGTGTCAATAATGTACTACTATATCCATCAGAGGCTAGTCATCCTCCTGCTTTTATTGCTCCAGATAATGGGCCGGCACAAATTATCATGCAAGAAAAGGAAGCTGAAATTAAAGAAATGTACCGCATAGGTGGCGTTGATTCTGTAGTAGGGGTTCAGCAGGAAAAATCAGGGGTTGCTAAACAGTGGGCATTCAAAAGAACAAATCAACGACTAGCAAACTTCGCTGTACAGTGTGAAAATGCAGAGAAAGCCATTATTGCATTATATGAATTGTGGACTGGCGAGCAGTTGAATTATAAATGTGAATATCCAAGGGACTTTGACATTAATGATGTAGCTGATTGCTTATCTCAAGGACAGCAAGCCCTTGATTTAGGGTTTAAATCTAAAACATATTATGTTGAAGTGCTTAAACGCATCCTTGATGGATATATGCCTAATATTGACGGTAATGTGTATGATGCTATTGTTAAAGAAGTGGAAGCTACTGCACAGCAAGAAGTATTAGATGACATGTATTCAAATGGAGAAAATCCGGATGAGAACAGTGAGCGACTAGATGAATAAGCATACCGAACGTGTCATACGCGATATAATTGATGAATTTGAAGCCGAAGTACGTCGATTGTTAGACGAAGGGCACACGCCTAAATATGCTGTTAAAGAAGCATATAAAAAATATCCTGTAATGGAGGCAATGAAAGATACGTTAATCGATGAGTTGGTTGAGGAGTGTGCTAGGGGATATGGTGTAGATATAGGTGTAACCAGTGATGCAGCTAAAAGTGCAATAATCGCAGGCATGCCATATAAATTACAAACCATTTCAAAGGCAATGCAAAAGGCATGGGCACCTGATGGATTAAACTTATCTGATAGGCTACATAATGCATCAGGTACCGTAAAACGTGAAGTTATTACTACGATTCAAGATGCTATGTCTAAAGGAAATAGTACGATTGAGACCGCACGAGCATTATTTGATGGCTATGGGACTGATACGGTTATTGATAAAGCCGAATTACCTAAATTTTTAAAACGGATTAATGGCCTAAATATTACATTGCCTACTAATGAAGCAGAACGAAAAGCTGTTAAGTATCAACTTCGACGTGTTAGAAGTCTGATAGAACAACGCACTACGCCTGGTATGCGTGCTGCCTATACTGAATTGATAGAAGCAATAGAAAAAGGCAATGCTGCATCTGTTAGTCGTGCAGTATACGTTGCAACTCAAGAAAAGGCAAGATATCATGCAGAGCGCATTGCGCGGACAGAACGAGCGAGGGCATATGCTGAGGGGGAAATTGCAAGGCATTTAGATGATCCTGATGTGGTAGCCTTTCGGTGGCGAATGAGTTCAAGGCACCCTATTGTCGATATTTGCGATGTATACGCTAACGCAGACTTATATGGGTTAGGTCGTGGAGTGTATCCAAAGGATAAGTTCCCACATTTGCCAGCGCATCCACATTGCCTTTGTCGCATTATGCCAGTTATCGATGGCATGATTAATAATACTGTTGCAAAGCCTAATGTAGAAGCCGGCGGATTGTCATATTTAAAGACGTTGAATAAAACAGAACAAGAACAAATATTAGGGGTAAATGGACGCAACTTAGTAATGAATGGACATATATCGTGGACTGAAAAAGCTAGGGGGTGGAGTGGAGATGTTTTTAAACGCAGACTCCCGGTGATTGAGAGTCTAAAAGACTACATAAAAGATGGTAAGGTTCGTGTCGAAGAAATCTCTAAACGGAAAGATAGCGAAACTAAAGATGATGTCAAAGCTCGCATTATAGACTATATTAATTCTCCATATTTCAATAAATCATATGTAGCTCGGCAGAGCATGCATGTAAAAGATGGTAAGCTATATGATGCCTCAAAAAATAAAAGCTATTACGATGTAGAACCATCACATTCTGATGTGTTGAAGGCAATAAGAGCTGGAGTGAATAATGGAGGAATAGGGGTTACGCGTAATGGCGATTGGAACCATAAAATACTAGTTGATATATACCCACATATTGGGTATGATGTACATGAAGAGACAGGAGCAAAACGGAGTACTAGCTTTGCGACTGTGCATGTATCTAATAAAGGCATTCATATAGTACCGAAGGGAAGTGAACGAAAATGACAGAAAAAGAATTGCGTAGACGATACGATGAAATCAAGTCAGAAAATATTGAAGTCATATTCGTTGATGGAGATACTATGAAAGGCAAATTATTGGGTTATACATCTAGCGTAAATAATGAGCCAGACGAAGCGTCTATAGACGTTGGTGAATATGAATTGTATGCCAGTGAAATCGTAGAAATACGAGAAATTTAAAACTTAATTTAACCAATCAAGCACTTGCTTATGCAGGTGCTTTTTTATTTGCCTTTTTAGTATTGAAGGCGTAAAAGAACAAGACCGCAGTCGTGAGGTGTGGCTCACGAAAATAAAGCGAAGAGGGAAGGTTTATTTTACAGGAGGTCATACAGATGACAAAAGAGGAACTAATTAAGTTAGGGTTAACGGAGGAACAAGTAGAGGCAGTGACTAAGGATTATGGTGAAAACTACGTTTCCAAGAGTCAATTTAATGCCAAGAATGATGAGGCGAAAGCAGCAAAAGCGGCAAAAGAAGTTGCCGACCGTGAGCTTGCTGATGCGCAAGGCAAGCTGGAAAAAATCACCTCTACAGGGATTAAAGATGATGCAGGTATTGTAGCTATGCAGCAACGAATTAAAACCCTGGAGGATTCTGTAGAGGCCGAGCGTAAAGCAAGAGAAAATGCTGATGCACAACGTGTACAGTCTGAAATTTCTGCAGCCGTGGTTGATTCTTTGACGAAGCGTAACGCTATGGATCCTAAGGAATTTTCAAAGCTGATTGTTGGTAACATCAAAGTCAACGAAGATGGTACTTATGGATATATTAAGTCTGATGGTACTAGTGGAACTGTTGACGATTGTGTAGATGAATGGTTAAAAGGTAAAGATTATGCAATTAAAGATGTACAAAAACGCGGAAGTGGTTCAGGCACAAGCGGTGCAGGAAGCAACAATTCTGGCAGTAATAAGCCAGTAGGTTTAAAGGGGGCCGTAGCGGCTGCTATTGAAGCCCAATAAATTTTATAAATTCTAATAACGGAGGAATAAACTAATGCCAATTACATTAGCTGAAGCAAAACTTAACGTACAAGACGATTTACAAATGGGAGTTATTGATGAATTCCGTAAATCGTCTTTTTTATTTGAAAACTTAACATTTGATGATGCTGTATCTCCTACTGGCGGTGGCGGTACTTTAACCTATGGTTATACTCGATTATTAACACAACCAACTGCAGATTTCCGTGATATTAATGCTGAATACACACCTCAAAGTGTAACTCGTAAACGTCATACTGTTGATTTGAAAGTATTTGGCGGATCCTTTGAAATCGACCGTGTAATCGCAAAAATGGGCGGTATTGTTGATGAAGTAACATTACAAATCGAGCAAAAGGTCAAGGCTGCAACTGCATTGTTTAATGACACAGTTATTAATGGCGATACTGGTACCAACGCTAAAGCATTTGATGGTTTAGACAAGGCGCTTTTAGGTTCTTCTACTGAATATACACCTACAGCAGCTATCGATTTGTCTGATAGTGGTGCTGTTGATGCAAACTACAAGACATTCTTAGACCAACTCGATGAATTCCTTTTAGGCTTGGATGGCGCACCATCTGCCATTATGGGTAACTCTAAATTGATTGCTAAAATTCGAGCAGTAGCTAGACGTTCTGCGATGTACTCTACTCAATTAAATGAATTCGGACAACAAGTTGAATATTACGGCATTACACCATTAGTTGACCTTGGCACCAAAGCTGGTAGTAATGATCCTGTAGTAGGTATTAATGGTCAAGGTGAAACTTCTTTATATGTCGCACGCCTTGGCCTCGATGGTTTCCACGGCGTATCTCTTGCGGGCGATAATGTGGTTAACTTATGGCTCCCTGACTTCACTTCTTCCGGAGCTGTAAAAAAAGGCGAGGTCGAAATGGTTGCCGCGGTTGCATTAAAAGCATCTAAAGCTGCAGGTGTATTCCGCAAAATTAAAGTTAAATAAGGAGGCCCAATATGCCGATTATAAAATCTCCAGTGTCTGATTATACAGGACAAACTGGCAATGTTACTTTTGTTAATGGTGAAGGATTTACTGAAGATGCTAATCATATTGCGTGGTTTGTAGAACATGGATATGAAATTGTAACGGAGGATACTGAACCACCTGCAGATACTGAACCACCTGCAGATACTGAACCACCTGCAGATACTGAACCACCTGAAAAGCCTACAAAAGGCAGTAAAGGTGGTAGTAAAAAATAAGCACCGGTGAATAGCCAGGATATTTTCAACAAGCGTATTTGTCAGGCAGTAAAAGCGAGTACTATTGAAGTTCGAGATACTGCACAGGAAAAACATAGATTTACCTCGAGAACAGGGAATTTAGAAAAGGCTGTTGATTATCGAATTTCTAATAGTGGAATGCAAGGGGTTGTATTTATTGATAGTGATGTCGCTAAATACGGCCCTTTTGTACATGCAGGGACACCAGCACATGTAATTCGGCCGCATTTTAAAAAGATATTGAGATTCGTACCACAAGGCGGTAATGGATTTATATTTGCTAGGAAAGTGGTTCACCCTGGGACTGCCCCAGATCCATTTTTGTATGAAGCGTTGCAGAATAATGTCTCAAATATTACTAGTATTTTTTCCAGATATACCGGTATTGCACTAGATGATGTGGCACAAGGGCTAGTAAAAGATGAGATTACGCTAAGTTTTGAAATATAAGGAGTACTGTATGCTATATAATTTTGAAGATATGGCTGACCTACTAGGGGATGAATTGCTAACGCAAGAGGTAACAGAGACCGCTGTATCCAAAGCAGAACAATGGCTATATGTACTTGCGGATAGATTAGGTGTGTCAAAGGATAAAGTTATACGTAGTTTTACTATCGATGAATTAGTCCTTGCATATGTCTATCGAGAAGTCTGCGTTAATAAGTCGTATGCTTTACCAGGAAGTTACACGAGTAATGGTTCGACGGATGACTTTTATTCTAAAAAATTAGAATACTATGAAGCTCGTATTAAATTATTGGAATCGCGAATAACACCAGAGCAGCTTACAGGTAACCCTACAGAGTACAAAGGATATCGTTCTGTTGAAATCTATAGGGGGTAATATGTGGTTTGAGTTAATGAAACATATTAAAGATATCATTGTTAGCTCCGGATATGATTTTAATGTTATATTAGGCGCTATGCGCCCACAGGCTGCTAAGATTGATAGTCATGGAGTTATTATGGTTATTCGAGGAGAAACGATGCCAGGAGATAACTCTGTGCAATCTGAAATGCAACAGGAATTGTTTATTGAAGTTTGGGGACGGAATGATGACCCAGACCTATCAGTTGGATATGAACTAATAGCAAATCTAGAAACAAAGCTTGAAAAAATCATGACTAAGCTGCGTGATGATTGTGGATGTTTAAATTCCAATATATGTATCTTGCAAGATAGCGGTTATCAAATCATCGATATTAAATGTACAAGTAAAGTAGGCGACCATGATTCAGTACGGCCATTGATTGGCACACAGTACAGGTTTGTGGCTCGCCTTATTAATTTGAATGAAGAAACAAACGGAGGTATCTACTAATGCCAGCTCAACCAGCTACAGCAAAAAAACTTTATAAACCGCAACAGGCTGCAATGCCTACTGCCGGTAAAAATTATTTGATTTATGTTAATACTGGCACCGACGAAACAACAGGTGCTGAATGGCTTTTATTAGGCGGACAGCGTACAGGTGATGTATCTCGTAAGGCTGATAGCATCGATGCATCTCACAAAGGCACTAACGGTTGGAAGTCTACTATTCCAGGGCTTAAAGAGTGGTCCATTGGCCTTGAAACATTGCTTATGCCTAACGAAGAGTCATTGCAATTGTTAGAAAAAGCGTTCTTGAATGATGATCTTATCAACATCAAGATTGAATATCCTAATAAAGCCTACATGACAGGTATTTGCTCCATTACAGAACTGTCTATGAATACACCACATGACGATGTGGCAACGTATAAAGGCAGTTTAAATGGCGTAGGTCCATTGTCCGAATTAAAACAACCATAATTTATAGTTAATTAAGGAGTGCGCACTCATGAAAAAAATCACATGTGATGTATTTAATACTGGCGAAACAATTTATTTTACGATTGGTCGAATTGCTGAACTTGAACAGTTATGGGGTGAACCTATTTTTAAAGCAGTTCAAGCTGGGGCAATGACATTCCAACAATTAATCACTGCATTTGTTGTCGGAATGAAGCACGAAGGTCGTAAACGCGATTATATTTACTACCAAGAAAAGCTACAACAATTATTCGATGAAGGCGAGGTTCAATATTTAGAACTTGTACAGTTAATTGTAAAAGCATTAATCGGTAGTGGTGTATTTGGTAAGGCTGCGTACTATGCATCATTTCCTGAAGAAGCTGACGAAAAAGCACAATCTGAGGTAGAAGCAGAGGAAGCAGAAGCAAAAAACTAGAAGGGGGCTATACAGCCCCCTCTTTTAATTTATGGATAACAAAGGCCGAGCGTATGGCGTATGGTCCACTCAATTTGAAGCCTTGGGAGTTTATGAAACTAAGCCCTATGGAATATTACAAACTGGTGGAAGGGTACGAATTGCGAATGGAGATTGAGGACCGCAGACAGGCTTATTTTACATGTATAATGACGAATGTTCATATTGCTGGCAATAAGCGATTGAAAGTCGAGGACATCATGAAGCAATTACACCCTATGACCTTGGCACAACGCAAGACGGAGGAAAAGTTATTCATGGAAGAATTCAGACAGGCGGGAGGTGAGATATAAGAAAATGGCAGATTCACAAATCAATGTTCGCATAGTTGGTTCATCTAGTGGTGCGGAACAAGCACTTGATAGGGTGGCTAAGAAAGCGGAAAATGCACTAGGAAAAGACGTTACTGCTTCAATGGAAGCTGTTAAAAGTAAAGCACAGAAAATCTTCGGAGTAGAAATTCCTAGTATCATGAACGCTGCCAAAAGTGGTGCTGCATTTGGTGCTGCAGCAATAGGGATTGAAGCTGCAGGGCGAGCCATGAAAGATATGGCAGTTAGTGCTATTCAAACCACCGACCAACTTACACAGATTAGGGCACGTATCAATCTAATTAATGACGGCAGTCAGTCTACTGCTGAAATTATGGACAAGATTTATAGCGCAGCTAACCGTTCTCGTGGTAGCTATTTAGATATGGCCGACAGTGTGGCTAAGTTGAACATGCTTGCAAAAGACGCTTTTTCATCTAATGACGAAGCAATCTATTTTGTTGAACAGTTGAATAAGCAGTTCAAGATCTCCGGTGCTAGCGTTGAAGAAACAACATCAGCTATGTACCAGTTAACGCAAGCAATGGCAGCTGGTAAGCTACAAGGGGACGAATTCCACTCAATTATGGAAAATGCTCCGATGTTGGCACAATCTATTGCCAGTGAAATGGGCTTGACTGTAGGTCAATTGAAGGAAATGAGTTCGCAAGGGCTCATTACTGCTGACATTATCAAGGAAGCCCTATTCAATAGTGCAGAAGAAACAAACGCTAAGTTTGCAGAAATTCCTATGACGTTCCAAGATATAGGAACGCAAGTTCAGAACGAATTAATAGCTGCATTTCAACCAGCTATGGAAGAAATAAGCAACATGACAAGTTCGGGTGTATTAAACGATGCACTTGCTGGGTTGTCTATTGCCTTTCGTTTGGTTGGCACTGCTGCACAAGCAGCCATTATTACTGTAAGGGGTGCATTTAGTGCGTTATCAGTTGTAATTGGTACAGCTAAGAATATTGTTACGAGCTTTGCGAACCTGTTTAGAACCGCCATGCCAGGGGTTGCCACTGCCATTGTAGGTGTTACCACTGCATTTATTACTTATAAAGCGACAGTCGCATTATGTAGCGCTCAAACTGCTGCATTGACTGTAAAAACCGTAGCGTTGAAAACGGCACAAGTAGCCTCTGCAATTGCAACTAGGGCTTATGCGGTAGCAATGACTGTTGTTAAAGTAGCCGTTCAAGGAACTATCTTGTCAATAGGCGCATTGACTTTGGGGACAACTGTCCTCAAATCGTTATTTCTAGCATTAAGAAGTAGTACATTAGCTGCAGCTACTGCTCAGCGTGTATTAAATGTTGTAATGAAAGCGAACCCAGTTGGAATATTAATATCCGTCATAATGACTTTGGTCGGTGTGTTTGCGACAGCAGCAGCGGCCTCTAATGGGTTCGGCAATACGTTGGCCTCAGTATTCTCTACAATTGTTCATACGGCCGTTTGGGGCGTGAATAAGATTATAGAGGCCCTTAACTGGTTAATTAACAAACTCAACAGTGTAGGTGATAAAGTCGCAAAATTCTTTGGCACATCTTTTACCGCTATTCAACAAGTTGATACAATCAGTGCTGAAACGGCACAAGATATTGTAAATACTGGCGTTAATATGGCTTCACAAATAACACAAGGGTTATCCGGTGGCGGTGATACAGGCCTAGATGTTGGCGGTGGTGGCGGAGATGATGGCGGTTCTGCTGACACCGGTAAAGGTGGAAAAGGTGGCGGAGGTGGTAAAGGCCACTCCGGAAAGGATCTTGCAAAAGAGGCCAAAGAGGTCCACGAAAAAATCTTGCAATCGTTCTTGGAAATGCAAGGCAATCAAGTCGAACTAATCGAATTGCAATACAAAAAGGAACTCGATGAGCTCAATAAATCAAAGAGTGCTAACGTTAATTATCAAGAAGATTTAAAGAACCTTAACGATGTTTATGCGGATAAACGTATCAAGGCTAAGCAAGAGGAATTTACAAAACTTCGAGCTATTGAAACTGGTATTCGTGATATGCAACAAGACTTTGCGTTTAAAACTTCAAGCAAAGATAGTACAGGCAGTGTATCTCCTGCCGTGCAGTTGGCAACAGATTATGCCAACGCCATTGATGAAGTCGAGGACCGCTATGCAGAAATGGTTGATAAGTTCATGAAAATGGACAAAATGGAGCAACAACATCATATTGATCTGTTAAAACAACGAGGTGTTGAATTCGAAATGAGTGCTGACGGACAAATTTCCTACGAGAAAATGAAAAACGAGGAGTTGTTAGCGGCACAAGATGAGTATGCTAAAAAGACGTTGCAACAACATACCGAGTTGGCAAACGAGAAATATGCTATTGATGAGGCTATGCGTACTCAAAACTTTGAGGCACTTCAAGCTGCATTGACAGATGAGTACATTGCAGAACAACAGCACTACGACTTAAAAAAACAGCTTCTCGAGGAGTGGAAAGAAGCAGTATTCGATGCTCATTGGAATGGACAACAAGTTATGTTTGATGCTGCACAAGCAGGCTTGGATAGTTTTCAAAATTCTATTTCAGGGCTTATTCAAGGCACAACAACTCTTATGCAAACGTTCCAAAATCTCGGCAAAGCCATTCTTAAAACTATTGCTGATAGTGTGGCTCAATGGATAGCCGGACAAATTAAACAAGCCGTATTCGGCAAAATGTTGGCAGCGCAACAGGCTGCAACTGGTATTGCTACAGCTAACGCTCAATACCCAGCATGGGCTGCCTTAGCTCAACAAGTATCTATGGCAACAGGTGGCGCTAGTGCTATCGCTGGTATGGCTGCATGGAGTGCTAACACGGCAGCTGGTGCAGCTCAAACAGCTACACAAAGTACGTTCTCCGGTATGTTTAATTCCGGTTCAAGTGGATTCAGTAGTAATCTATCTTTGCCTAAACTGGCAAGCGGTGGTGTGGCTTATGGCTCGACATATGCTGAAATTGGCGAAGGTAAGTATAAAGAAGCTGTATTACCTTTGAGCGAAAGTACATACGATGAAATTGGTGGCGGTATAGCTCGTGCCAATGGTGGCGGTGCTGGTAGTATTACGTTTAACGTATCTGCTATGGACGCTCAATCGTTTGGAACATGGCTCGAAAACTCCGCAGGACGCTCGCTAAGACAGTTTTTAGTTAACCAGGATAGGGAATTTATAGCAACGGAGGGGACGTGGTAGCATGGCAGATTTAATTAAATTTCCTGATATCAAATCCCTTGCGTGGAAGTCTACGAAGGCTCAAAAATGGGATACTAAAATAAAGCGTACTGGGAGCGGTCGGGTGCGTACCATGACAACGTGGCAGTATCCGCAATATACAATTACTACTGAATTTGCAATATTAACTCCAGAGGAGCATAAGCAAATCATGGGGTTCTATGCAAAAGTAAAAGGCGGTACAGTTCCTTTTCTATGGTTAGATCCAGAAGATTTTGAGGAAAAGGGCGTTCGTTTAGGTACTGGGGCTCAATCTGAATGGCAAGCAGTTCGTTTGTATGGTGATTTCAGGGAACCGGTAGCACATATCGAAAACCTAAAATTATATGCTAATGGGACACCGATAAATGCTGTATCTAATAATGGCGTAATTCGGTTAGCGCAAGGGGTAACAGTAGCACCTACTGCGATTATTACTGCTGACTATACATATTATTGGAAGGTAATGTTCAGCGGTGATTATACGGACGAAATTATTTATAAAGACATATTCAAGTCTAAGTCTTTTAAATTGGTAACAGTGAGGTGAGTAAATGAAGGAAGTCGGACAGATTTTAAGCAATCATTTAAGCACATCTCAATCATTCTTGTCATGTGATTTGTACGAGTTAAAACTAAAAAGCGGTATCAGCTATTACTGGGCCGATACCGATACAGATGTAAATTATGGGGGCCACACTTATAAAGGTGATGGCCCTATTATTACGCGTGAAAAAATAGCTACGAACAGTACAGTCAGCGTTGATAAATTAAGCGTAGCCATTACTGCTAGTCAAAACGACCAAATTGGTGGTGTGCCTGTATTGGAAGTCGCTCATAATGGTGGGTTAGACGGCGCAACGCTTGATCTTCACCGTGCATTTTTTGACGATGCTGGCAAGGTGATTGAGTGCATTGACTTATTCCATGGAATTTGCGAAGTAACGCAGGGCGGTGGGTTTATATTAAAAATTAGTGCAAAATCAGTTGTGCAAAAGCTCAATATCGAATATCCGAACAGAAGATATTATCCTCAATGCCCTTATAGTATTTACTCGAAGGAGTGCGGTGTCGATATTAAGGCTTATCGCAAGAAAGCAAAAGTAACGGCTGTTACTGGTACCAATACCGTGCAAATCGATATACCATTTGAGGACGGCTATTATACAGCAGGTGGAATGGAATGGATAAGCGGACCATTAGCAGGGCAAGCAACGCAAATTATGGATAGTAAAAATAGCACTATTATTTATATGAGTGCTACAAACACATCACCTCGTATTGGTGACGTAGCATATATCTATCCAGGGTGCGATAAAACACCGACTACTTGTAAGAATAAATTCAATAATTTTAGTCGGAATAGGGCAACACCTTATGTTCCTTTAAAGGAGACGATACGATGAAATTAACAACAGGTGAACGTATAGCAAACTCTGCATGTGAATGGCTAGGCACTCCGTATCAAAATAACGCTATGGTGAAAGGTAAAGGGGTAGACTGCTCATATTTATTAGTGGCTGCAGTTGTTGATAGTGGCCTAATGAATATCGCAGATTTCAATATCGAAAACTATTCCAATGAATGGCATTTACATCGTTCAGAAGAAAAGTACCTGAAATATGTCAAACAAGTAGCGGACGAGGTGCCATTTGATGATCTTCGTATCGGTGATTTCTTACTATACCAATATGGCAGATGCATTTCTCATGGCGCTATTTATATTGGAAACAATCTAGTAATTCATGCGTTCGTTGACTTGGGCGTTATTCTTTCGTCGATTGATGATGTATTATTTTATGACGCAAAAGGAAAAAGTCGCTTACGTGCTGTATATCGTTTCAGGAAAGGTGGCAAATAATGGGCTTTTTATTTAATCGTGGTAAAAATACCACTAATCGAGCCGATATGATTGCTGATTTTCAAATCAACAGTGCTTCATATGGTGAGGTAGTGCCTGAAGTGTTAGGCACTACACGATTGAGTGGCAATATTATTTACTACGACGATTTCACACCTCATGAACATCGCAGTACGACAAGAACTGGTAAAGGTGGCGGTTCAAAGCATACAGAAATAACCTACACCTATACTGTTGCATGTGCTATTGGCTTATGTGAGGGCCCTATCGCCGGTATAGGGAAGGTTTGGCGAGACAAGGAAATATATACCTATCCGAGCGAAAAAATCGAACTGACGGCATATAATGGCGATTATGGACAAACTCCGTGGCCTTATGTTTTATCCAAGCACTCTGAAAAAGCATTGCCTTATAGTGGCTTGGCATATATGGCCGGTGTTGTTGATTTAGGGGAACGAGGTAGCCTACCTCAATTTAATTTTGAAATTAGAGGGAAGCTATTAGATACTGGCGACGGTATCGATGTAAATCCTGCCGATTATATTGTGCATGTGTTAAAGTCTATCGGTATTGATGATGTAAACATAGACGGATTAGACAATTATCGTGCTTATTGTAAAGCAGCTGATATTCTAATTAGTACACCTCCGGACAGTAAAAGCTCAAAGGCTCAAAATGTTATTAATGATATAGCTGAAATTACAAATAGTCTTGTATTTTGGAGTACAGACCGTTTAAAAATTGTACCATTAGCCGATAAGCCTATTGGTGATTGGTCGCCAGCTAATCAAATTCAATATAACTTAACAGCAGATGATCTTATTCCGGCTAGCGACGGACAACTTATTGTATATAAGCGAAAAGATAGCTCGGAAACATATAATCAGGCGACAGTTGAGTTCATTAATCGAGCCAATAGCTATGAGAAAGAAACCGTATCATTCGAGGTAGTAGCAGATGTTCAAAAGAACGGTCTAAAACCAGCGTCTAAGAAGTCCGCTCATTATCTCTATACTAAGGCAAGGGCTCAATACTACGCTGAACAGCTTGCTATGAAACGGCTATATGCAAAGAATCAATATACATTCCATCTCGACTGGGCTTTTTGCAGATTGGAACCAGGCGACCTAGTAACAATTACAGATGAGTTATGCGGATTGCGTGAGCAAATCGTAGTTATAACATCAGTATCAGAAGCTGCAGATGGACAACTTGAAATTACAGCAGAGGGTAAACCGCCAGGAACATATGCTCCGGCAAAGTATAACGTTCATGAAAACGAACGACCTTTTATTGATTATAATGTGCCTGCTCCAAGTGTTAATGACGTAGCCATTATTCAAACGCCAGGTGATGTAGGCGGTAATGAATTATATATTGGTATTAATTCAGAGCCTAATTGGGGTGGCTGTTCTATATGGTTGTCGGACAATAACGAAAACTATAAACGAATTGGCAATATCTCACAACAGGCTCGAATGGGTAGGCTAAAGACAAACCTAACACAAGGAAGCAACACCGCTAATGTGATAATCAATCAAGGTGCATTAAAAGGTGGCAGTCATGTTGATGCTGAACGAGCCAATACTCTATGCTGGGTTGACGGCGAGTGCCTATCTTATGAAACAGCTCAATTGCAGCTTAATGGCGATTATGCTTTGGGTGGTATTATACGTGGCCAATATGGAACTAATGATACAGCTCATAATGCTGGTGCTAGGTTCGTAAGAGTTGATGAGGCATTATATCATGCTCCATATCGTAAAGAGGATATCGGAAAGCAGGTATATTTTAAGTTTACGTCGTTTAACATGTATGGATCTAACGAACAAGGGTTAGATGAGGTGCAAGCATACCCATATACAATCACACCATACTATATTCCGGAAGTAAGCGATTTAGCATTATTTACTAAGTATTACGAAATTGGCGATGGTGTATTGTCATTTGATGTAGTAGCTGCATTTACTCAACCAACTATTAATACATTTGATACTGTCGAAGCATGGTATCGTGAAGGTACAAACGAATGGAAGTATGGCGGTAATGGTGATAATCAAATCGTTATTAGTGGTTGTGAATTAGGCCATTCATATGAGGTGCGATTAAAGGTAAAGGACCGTCATGGAAACTACTCACAAGGCATTATCAAATCTGTATTAGTTGAGCTCAAATCAGAAGTGCCTAATACTCCGCAAGGGCTGGGCGTTTCGTTTGGTGATGTTGCCACCTTTAATTGGTTAGAGGTGCGTAACGCTGATATTGATTTTTATGAGCTACGATATGATCTGCACCCAGGTCAAGAGTATGGGCTAATTGGTAAAAGCAATAATACTACTTTAAGCACTCTATTAACAGAACGGAGTGCAAAAGTATATTTATATGCTCATAACCCTACAAAGGGGTATAGCGCTCCGGCAGAATTGACATATAACGTACCTATTCCACCTAAACCATCTACTATCAAAATAGTTAGTTTGATTAATGGTATCGGTATTACTACCGATACTATCAAGTTAGGTTGTAAAGGGGTTAATATTTACGTTGACGGCACTAGGTATTTCTTTACAACAAATGTAGCAACAATACCATTGGAAAGTGGCGTTCATACAGTACAGGTTGCATTTGTTGATCTATTTGGAGAAGGTCCTAGAAGTGATGAGCAACTAGCGACAATCAAAGCTAAAATCGATAAGTCCCTACTCGATATTGAAAGTCTAGGCCTAGAGGGAATAGACAAAGCAGTAAATGACTTGAAAGGCGAAATAGGCACAGTCAAGACCGCCGTCAATGGTATGGATAGCAAGATAATCGACCTTGGAAATGCGTACCAGCGCACTTTGAGCGATTATCAAAATAACGTAAATTCACAAATCACGCAGATTTCAAGCGGTATTGATTTGAAAGTAACGCAAGCTATCAATAATATAGACGGCGCTGAACTGGTGAGCCGTATCAATTTAAGCCCAGCAGGTACACGCATAGACGGCAAATTATTGCATGTTACTGGTCAAGCACTGTTCGATAATAATATCATCACAAAAGGCATGATACAGGCTGGGGCTGTTACTGCTGATAAAATGCAGGTGGATAGTCTTTCGTCTATCACGGCTACAATCGGCACATTGCGAACTAAAACAAGTGGCGCAAGGGTTGAAATTAGCGACAATCTAATTCAAGTATTTGATGAGAATAATACATTGCGAGTGAGGTTAGGCTTATGGCAAGACGATTGATTAATTTTGTAAAAAGAATATTTAATTCATTATTTAAGCGAAAGGGTGATAATGTGCCAGCTGGTGTAGAAGTATTTGATAAAAATGGCAATATAGTTGCTGATGTAACAACAACATTAACAAAAATTGTATGGTTTAAAGTGCTTGATACATTCGAGCCGTCAATCAGCGTTACGATACCCATTTATAAAAATCAAAAAATATTTACAGCGCGTGAATTCAATCCGTTATCAAACGAAAGATACACGGCCGATTATGTTGCAAAAATAACAGGCGATACGGTTACTTTTGTATTGACTGATAACAACGCTATAGGTAAAAAATGTTCTATTAAATTGATGATAGGGGTGTGCTAACTATGCATATGTTTGAAGTTGTAAATAACGATAATAAAATCGTACTAGATGATACGCAGAAGTGTATGCATTTAAAATATTTATTAAAATATACGAAATCAAATTTCGTAACTCTTAATAGGTGGACGCCTACGTATGGCGCTTATTTTTCTAAATTTAAAAATCCAGCACAAAACTTATACACGGGGAGCCTAGAGCAAGGGCAAGTAATGCAACGCGTATTTATTAAAGTGCCGATTACGAAACGCGATAAAGATGAATTTTATTTATACTCTATCCACTTCCCTCATGAAGTGCCGTCGTTTAGAACGAGTGAAACTTGTGAATATGATAGTAATAGAAATGTATTTCAACCACTTTTCTTACTCACTATGTACTTGCCAGCTGGCGCAGCGGTTGAGGATATTATCGAGGATTTGGAAGTATATGTATATTCGAGCAAATTAAAGGGTAAAACAAATTTTGGACTAGAAATATTTGATAAAGATAGAAATAAATTATTTAGCAGCTCGTTGTATTATATGCGTGTATGCGATGTAAAAGATGCCTATTATACAGTGAACAATAAAAACGCACAGGATTTTTACACGCAAACAAGCTATAACGGCATAAAAAAAATAGGCTTGACAAGTATTGATTCATGGACAGCTCAAGAAATTGCAATCAACGGAAATACCGTAACAACCTATTTAAGCAATAGCCAACACACACAACTATCATTAGAGCATGGATATGACGGGCATATGATGTATATTGTATCAGAATTAGAGGGGCATCAAGATTTCCCTGTTTCCGTTGATTTAGGCGAAATATAAACGAGGTGCATATGAACTTTATCAGAAACGAGCCAGAAACATTACACATCGGCGCTGATTATCGTAGAGGCTACGAGGTCAGTGCCGATTTTGATTTAAGCAACTGCACGGCAATTATGAAAGTGCGGAGCGTACAAGGCAAATTATTGGCCGAGGCTGAATGTGTAATTCATGATAATATCGTGTATTGTACTATCACCGCCGAGGCAACTAAGAACATAGGCCGCAATTATAGGAACGGTCAATATGATGTGTTCCTTATTCATGGGAACGATACCACTAAAATCGTAATGGGTGATATTAAATTCATTCATGATATTTCAGCACATTAGGGGGTACAATTATGGAAGATACAAATAACTTTGAATATGTGGAAATTAAAGCAAGGGTTCCGAAAGTGATTGATATTGTTATTCCTGGGGCGCAAGGATTACCTGGCGAACAAGGAAAGCGAGGCCCAAAAGGCGAACCATTCCGATATGAGGATTTTACACCAGAGCAATTAGAAGCCTTAAAAGGCCCTAAAGGCGATAAAGGTGAGGACGGGCGAGACGGCGCAAGTGCTACGGCCGACAACGCTCATCAGTTGTTGCTGCAAGGTAACGTGTGGTGTGAAAGTGCCAGCGTTGACGATGTACTCACCGCTTTAATTGGTAATATGGGTAAGCCGTTCCCTCGTACTGAATTTAAGCCGTTGACTATTCCAAGCGTGATTCAAGGGCAACAAATTGTATCCGTTACAGGCGAGCCTCATTACAGCGTTAAGGTACTTGATAATGACACACCTTTCACGCTAGACAGTACTGGGGCTTGTACTGTAACAATTCCACCTCTAGGCGAAGATGATATTAAACTCACTTATCACAATTTCACAGGTGCAAAAGTTGCAGAATACAAAATTTCTGGCGTTCAAGCTGATGCAGTTGCTGATGAAGAATACGAAGAAAATGGTATTGTGTACAAACGTTATGGCGATGTGTTGAAAATGAACATTACCAATAATACAGTGAATGGGAACTTCAACGTAAACCCTAAGCATTGGAACATTTTGACTATGTCTATGTACGCTAATAGACAGACGACTCTTAATTTAGGTGATAATTGGAACGCATACGGTCCTTACTTTGTGGAAACACCCGAAAATATTACGTTCAAAGGATTTAACAATAACATGCGACTAACCATAGCTACATCAACACAGGTGGCTACAACGATGGCCTTTGATAAGAATACCATTGAATGGAATGCGACTAACCATAGCTACATCAACACAGGTGACTACAACGCTGACCATTTATAATTAACTAACATAAGGAGAACACATGCAAGAATTAACGAATTTCATGAGCGAGGCTTGGCGGACATTGACGGATTCGTTCGTTCTAAAAGCCTTGCTTGCTATCATCGCCGATGTAGCGATATATATGATTGGCTTAAAACATGTGCAGGTGCTAGGCATATTCATATTACTGGTATTTCTAGACCTCATTACAAAATGGGCGGCTATATCATATCAAATGCTTGTTGATATGGGGGCAAATGCTGACAATCTAACAGCATTAGACAAATATATAGCTATTCCAGCTGCATGGGGAAAGGGGTTAATATCCTCAAAGCATATGCGCAAGCCTTTCGTTACAAAAGTCTTAACATATTGCCTTGCTACTGGCGCCGCATGGTGCTTTGACTATATGGCAGGTCAATATGCTTTCGCCGTAAATATTGTGTGGTTGTATCTAGGCTCGGTAGAGTTATTGAGCATACTTGAGAACATGCGAGACGGCGGGAATACTACCATATCTGGCTTGCTTGACGTGGTTCATGCAAGAGTAGATATGATTTTAAAAAAATAATATAGTGTTGTTTATGCCACGCTCACGATATATGGGCGTGGCTTTTATATTGCAGAAACAGAGGTGCATATAATGAAAATTGGTAAATATTTTTATAATTATGAATTCGCATGCAAATGCGGCCGTCATGGATATGATAGCGACGGACACCCTATTTTAGACCACATCATTGATAAAAGGCTCGTTGATGTATTGGACGCTATCCGCGAACGTATCGGGCAACCTATCGAAGTGTTAAGCGGTTATCGTTGCCCAGAACATAATGCGGAAGTCGGTGGCGTTTCTAACTCTCAACACGTTGAGGGTACAGCAGCCGATATCACCTATGATGGCATTGATGTTGATTACCTTGCACAAGTTGCCGAGGAATGTGGGGCGGATGGAATTGGTAAATACTACCATCAGGACTTTGTACACGTTGATGTACGAGGGTATGCGGCACGTTGGAATGATCTTGACTAAATAGGGGGCTAGATATGTATGAGAAATGTAAAATATACCTCAACGCGGTTAAATCTCAAATTACTGTTAAGCGGTTTATTGTGCTTGCTGGTACTATGTTGCTCATCGTTGGTGCATGCCAGCTCATCGACGGCTACCTTACAGCAAGAGGAAACTATCAACGTGCCATTGAGCGATTGGAACAAACTCAAGGAACACTTGAGGACAGCCGACGCCTCAATCGAGAACTCAACAAACTCATTGAAGCAAGCCGACAGCTTAACAATGACGCAGGCGACCGAATTAAAAGAATTGAGGGTTATCAACAACGAGAGGGCGAAAGCCTTAACAGAATTGAGGGAAATCAACGAGAAACAGGGGCAAGAATTAGCGAAAGCCTCGAACAAAATAACAGAGCAAGAGCAGAGATTAAATCAGGCCTCGAGCTCATTGAACGAGTTGAAAGCGGAAATAAAGAATAATAAACGAACAGAACAAAGATTACGTCGCCAACGTGATACATGGGCGATTAGTAATGCTGCACTTTTCTTGGCTGGTGCATTACGTAGATAATATGGAGGTGATCCCATTTCTCCTTACTGCATAAAGGTGGATATGCAGACAACTTTTGCTTATTAAACAAGGGCACTTACTATAAAAGTAGGTGCCCTATTTTTTTTGCAGTTTTGACATCAATTTGACATCAATTTATATTAAAATATGCTAAAATATATAATTATATATGTTATATAAAAGCTGATAGATACTGTATTCCTTGAGTTTATAAATATTTATTAAATGCCACGCCATCTTGAGGGGGTGGTGAGCGTACGCTCGTGAGGGTTCAAGTCCCTCCA